TGTTTCGACTCACTCGTGAGAGATACCGTAGACGCAAAGTTCTTGGCATTATTCCTAACAGTGTCAAGAAAACGCCCCTCATCCGATCCGTTAATGACATAAACATCAACCCCCAATTGCTTGCATAGTGCCTTGGCAACTGTCGTCTTACCACAACCAGCAGGACCAGCAAGAAGAAGATTTGGCACTTCTCCTTTATCTAGGAAATCAAGAAAGGTCTTCTTGGTTTGTTCTGGTAGGATACAATCTTCTATTTTTTGAGGTCGATACTTCTCAACCCAGAGAAATTCATCCCTCATTATTCAAATGTAGAATCAGGTTCTAATGCAATAAAATATGTCAAATCTTGATTTTTACTTACAAATCTAGATAAAAGTTTTGATGATACAACAACCTCATAATTACCAGGAAGAATCTTAATATTCTCAACCTTAAAATTAAATGAGAATTGTTTATCAGTCTCACCTACAGTAACAGAATAATCATTTGATGTGTCATTCTTCTTATCCCTTACAAGAAGTTTTACAGCACCATTTTCACCAACCACAGATAAATCGGGAAGTTGATATATTGCTGCTGCCTTAAGTAACTTATCTAATTGATCAGTACTCAAATCAAATGTAACATCTTCACTAGGAAGAAGAAATGTCTTATCTGGTGGAGTTACAATTACTTGTGGATCAGCAAAGAAGTACTTAGATCGTGATCGACCTTCTTTAATTACCACATAATTATCTTCCTGAAAATCAAGATCAGGACTATTATGCAAACTCAATCCATTTAGAAATTGATTAAGATCATAAATGCCAAAATCTCTTGGCAATTCTTCAGAAATAGTTGCTTCTGCAAGAATGTTCTTCATCACACTAATCGTGCGAAGTTTTGTTCCTTGCTTAAAAAGAATCGACTGATTAATAGTCGAAAAGTTTTTTAATAATGAAAGAGTTGAATCAGAAAGTTTCATAACCACGGGTCGGAGTTTCATTTAATTGCCCACTAAAATGATAAAGTAGGAGTGAATAATGTAATGCTTTTAGTATATCACGTTTTGCTTGCCCCTTCTTATCATATCGACTCAAATACTTGATTGCATTTGATCTACAGAATGATTCCGCATCTCCTACAGACTCAATAAGGTCAAGTGTCTGGACGTTATTATTATCAGAAGTATAGTGTCCACCATAAGTGGTAGAAATATACTCTTGAAGAGCTTTGATGGACTCATCTTCTTTATACTTTCTAATAGTTTTATCTTCTATTCCAGGAGTAGGAAGTTCTACACCATCCATACTTGCGAAATAATCAGGATCAGGAACATTAATATTCAGAGTATCAGAATATGCCGTGTTCCCTACTCCCAAATCAAAATTAACAAAATCACCAGTAGGTACTTCAATATGATGAGATATTGAATCATCATTATCAGCAAATGTGTTGAATGCTAATGGTGCATCATCAAAATTGATAGTATCACCACCGTCTATAGTGAGAATGTCATCACTAATGCCCAATGGAACATTGACAACACTATTACCAATTCCAGTAGTAATGTTTATATCATCTGTCATTTCATCATCTCCATAAAGTTCGTCATAAAGTAAGCTCCATGCATTAATCATACATCTACCCCTCCAACTTGTCAAGATCTACATCTGCATCTACCTTATCATATAGTTCAAGGAATGCTTGCTTAGTCTCATCATCAAATCTGTTTACACAAACTTGAATTGCTTTCATCTTATCATTAAAGATGCTGTAAGCACGAACAATGTGAACCAATCTACGAGTACTGATGATCTCTTCTATACCACCATCATAGAATGT